CAGAATCGCTTCGTTCGTCTTCCAGCGGATCGAGCGCGCCATCAGGCCCGGCAGGTACGATTCGAGTGCGTTGGCATCCTCGAGCAGTTCGTCAGTGACCGGCGTCAGAGCCATCAGCTTGTGCAGGCGCAGCGTCGAGACGCCGAGCTTCGGCTTCGTCGCATTGGCGGCAGCTGCTTCGGCTTGCCAGTACGCGCGCACGCCATCCGTTCCCCACGGCGTGGTTTCGTCCTTCGGGAACGTCATCCCGTTGCCGCCGACCTCGATGTTGTCGGTCATCGGCAACAGTGCGTCGTCTTCCAGCGACAGCGTGAAGATGTCGCTCGAGAACGCCGGCGGAATCAGGAAGCCGCCGTCGGTGCCCGACGCCTCATTGGCGTACGTACCGGCGCCCGGCGCGGCAGCGCCAATCACGAGGCGCTGGTCAATGCTGCCGTTGAGCTGGCTGCCAGCGCGCACTGCCATGGCGAACTCGCCGAACGACTGGAAGCCGCGGCGGGTGTCGTTTTCGATGTTTTCGCTCACGCTGATTCGCGCGCCTTCCTGGATCGCCACACCGGCCGAGCGCTCGGCTTCAATTAGCGCTTCTTCGCGCGAAATTGCTGCTGCAGTGCGCTCCAGGCCGGTGCGCTCGGCCTCGAACGAGGCAACCTCGTCGTCGGTCAGATCGCGGCCTTCGGATGCGGCCTTGTCGGTGATCGCGCGCATCGAGGTGACGTGCTTTGCTTTGCGGGCTTGCAGCTCGCGGAGTTGCTTGGACATTTAAGGGCTCCTGAAACGAAAAAACCGCCTCGCGGCGGCTGAATTTACGGTTTGCGCTCAGTCGGAGGACTGCACACAACGCGCTTGTTGGCGCGGTGCTCGGGCTTAGCGCTCAGCCCATAATCGCGATTTCGCGCTGCGCGCGGGCCAATCTACTGGCGGCCGGCCTCGCCGCCTTGATGTTTCGCTGCATCTTCGCCACCACGTCATCGAAGGTCGCGATGCCGTCGACCATGCGCTCGGACATAGCCTGATCGGCGCCGAGCACGCGCCCCTGGCCCATGCCATTGCGCACCTGGTCGATACCGACCTTGCGGCCCTTCGCAACGCCCTTGGTAAAGGCTGCGTAGTAGTCGTCGACACGGGACTGCATGAATGATTGCGCTTCCGCATCCAGCGGCTGATATGGGTTGCCTTCGACCTTGAACTTGCCGGCGGAAATCAGGGTGATGGACACACCCTCTTCCTCCATGGCTTTCGACCAGTCCTGGTGCGCCTGCCACACGCCGATCGACCCGACCTCGCCACCCGGAGTGACGTAAAACTCGGTTGCGGCGCAGCCGATCCAGTAAGCCGCGCTCGCAGCAAGGCTGTTCGCCACGGCGATGACTGGCTTCTTCGCCTGCTGAATCTCTGCCGCGAGCTCTTGCACGCCGTAGACGGAACCGCCGGGGCTGTCGATGTCGAGCAGGATTTGCGAAACGGTGTCGTCAGCCGAAGCATCGGCCAGGGCCGCACTGATCTGCTGCGTGCTGGTCCCGCCGTCGCAGATATTGATCTGACTCGCGCGCTGAACGATGGCGCCATGCACCGGAATCACAGCGATCGCGCCCGATCGCACGTTGCCGCGACTGCGCGGGCCGGCCGATACGCCTTGCGCCGACTCGTCTTCGATGTCGGCATGAATCCCGCTCTCGCGCCGCGCCAGCACTGCCGCATAAGCGGCCATGCGCTCGGGCATAAGCGCCCACGGCGTAGCGAGACACCACGTGATGAATCGTTCGTTTCTCATTGTTCGCCCGTACTGGATGGGTCTTTCGGCTCCTGCGCTCCCTGCGCCGGCGGCTGGTTTTGCTGCTGCGCCTGCAGCGCCTTTGCGTCGCTGACCGGAATCATGTTCAGCGGCATCAACGGTTCGTCGAGGCCATCCATCGGCTCCATGTTCTCGCTCTCGCGAGCCTGATTGCGTGTCAGCCAACCATCGAGGATGCCGTTGTGGTAGTACATCGATCGCGCCTGCTGGTCGCCGCGCAGCAGACCGGCAAAGTCGAATTCGACTTCGATGTTTCGATCCTGCTCGAGCAATAGATTCGACTCGATCGACGATTCCCAGCGCTCAGCCCACGGCGTCATCGTGTAGATGACGAAATCGAGCGATTGCTGTTCGATGTTGGAGAACGTTGCCTTGCTCAGGTCGCCCACCAGGTGCGGCGGTATCCGGAACATGCGGGCGATGTCGCCGACTTGATACTGCCGCGCTTCGAGGAACTGGCTGTCTTTGTTCGTCAGGCCCAGCTCGTGGAACTTCATGCCGTATTCGAGCACGGCGATCTTGCCGCGATTCAGGCCCGTTTGCGCCGCCTGGAATGACTCGCGGAACGTGTCGCGCGCGGACTTATCCTTGAAGTTGCCCGGAAATTCAATCCAGCCGCCGCCCGGCTTCGCGTCGTTCTGGAAGAACCGCGCGCCGTACTCCTGCGCCGACAATCCGAGGCCGACTGCTTCCCGCGCGATCTCGATCGGATTCAAGCCGACGATGCCATCGCTGGAGAGTCCGCGGATGTGCCACAGTTCGCCGCGCGTGAACACGCGGACCGAGCCGAACCGGTCGGTGTAACGGTACCGGTAATCAAAGTCACCGCCGCCGTCGAGCAGATCGATCTTGATGCGATCCGGATGCAATGGGATCAGGTCGGTGATATTGCCGCGCCGGTCCGTGACGATCTGATTGAAGGCGTTGCCTCGCATGGCGAGGTGCCCTTGCATCATCTCGCGCCACTCGAACGGCGTCTGATACTGGTTCGGACGACGGCAAAGCAGATCGAGCAGCCAGTGCTTGCGAATCGGCGTTTTTTTGTAACCGCCGACGTCGTAAAGACGCATCGGCAGCACGCTAAACGACTCGGCGAGCACGCGTACACACGCGAACACGACCGGTAACTGCAACGCGCGATCAGGCGAAACGCGCATACCGGACGCGGTGCGCGTCGTGACGGGTTCAAACCAGAAGTTCCCATATGGGGACCGGTCGCCGCCATCTGCCTTGATGCGCGAAATGAACATCAGTCAGCGTCCTTTTCTTCTCGATTTGGCACATAAATACCGACCATTCGCGTGACGACTAGCACGATCACGAGCAACAGCAGCCCCGCGAAGATCAGCCCGGCGCCGAGGTTGAGTAGTAACCCGCCAGCAAGCGCCAGAAGCCAGCCGATCAGCAGGCAGATGTTGAAAATGTGTGCGTTCATACCGTCATGAGTTCGTAGTCGTCGCCGATAATCAGGCCGCCCTGCGGGTTCAGGCTCATCAACGTGATGGCATCGAACGCCGCCATGAGCGGGTCAATTTTTGCCGTGCCGCTCGCCTGTTTCGTGATATTCACGGCATTGCCGACAGGCACGACGCGGGCATTACCGACGCACCACGCCATCAATCTCTGGCCGCCGTGCACCAGCACGCCTTCGGCTAACTTCCGCTCGCCCGTCTTGATTGCGCCGGTCATCTTCCAGCCCTGCGAGATGCCGACCACTTTGTCTTCCGGCACATTGGCCTCAACAAGTGCGTCGAGCACGCCACCGATGCCGGCGGGGTCCGCGCCAACCTTATCGAGCAGGCCTGCCGCATGAACGAGCGATACGATGTCCGCGACGTCGCGCACGTCGTCGCCGATTTGCTCGACGACGGTAAGATCACCCTCTTTCTCGAAGTCGCGCAGCATTGGCGCAACCTCTTTGCGACGCTCGAACACAGACGGATGCGCCCAAGCATGCGTCCAGAGCAGCCAGCGCCGCGTCACTTTCTCGCGACCGACGACCGCAAGCCCGAGCAAGTCATCCAGGCCACCGCCGTCAATGCCGACATCGATCACCTCAGATCGCTCAATGAGGTCATCCAGCGTCAGGCCGGGCACCAGTGCTGCCGCCTCCCAGAACTCCGCGCCCGCCCACCGATCCGCACGCAAATTCATGCCGATTTCGACATTTCCGTGCTTCGCGAGGAAGCCGCGGAACGACTCTTCGCCGCCCTGCTGCGCCTTCCTGAACTCGCGCTCGAGGAACTCCTGATCAACCGAATAGCCGAGATTCGGATTGACCATCCCAAGGTTTTCGACCTTGAGATGCTCTTTTGACGCGACCATTTCTGGCGGGTGCTCGAAGATCACCGGCACGAAACGACTGTCTTCGATTTTTCCGTCACGCACATCGCGCGCGTACTGCAGCTTCTGGCGGAACACGCCCGCCGGCGGATCGTCAGACTGGGTGGTCAGGTAGATCACGAAGCCTTCAGGCCGCGATGCCAAACCCCCGATCGCCTCGCGCAGCATGTTCTCGGCGTTCGCCTGCTTGCCGAACAGCCACAATTCATCGACTAGCGTCCCGACACTCTTCTTGCCGCCGACAGTATTCGAATCGGCCGCGACCACTTTCAGCGTCGCGCCGCTGTTCCGGTGCGTGATCGTCTTGATGTGCGTCTGGACCTGCAGCAGCTCGTCGAGGTCTTCGTCGTGCTTCACCATGTCCCGACTCGGACTGAAGCTGTTTTGCGCAACCTCGATCGTCGGCGCCAGAATCGCAAACTCAGCGGACTGCCGCCAGTTGAGGATGACCGCAGTCATCATGATCCCGGCCGCGATCGTCGATTTCGAGTTCTTTTTCGGCAGGCAGATGAACCACTCGGTGATCAGCCGCCGGCCGCTGTCCGGGTCATATGCACCGAAGATCGATGCCACCAGATCGAACACCCATTGCGCGCACGACTCGCCGAACGTCGGGCTGCCTGGCGCATCGACGATCTTCAGTTGCTTGAAGATCGCAAGCGCATGCTCGGCCTGCTCAGGAAAGATGGGCGGCGGAATAATCGACTCGCCGCGTTTGAGCCGGTCGGCCCAGTCGAGGCAGCTTGTCTTCCATTCCATCGATCACGTCCGGTTGTTCACCACCAGCTTCGGGGGAGCCGTCGCCGCGAACTTGCCTGCGCCGGCCTTCTTTGCTGCATCCGCCTTCGCATCTTTTTTGCCTGCTTCGCCGACCTTGGCGTGCACGAACGGCATGAGCGTCTTCGCCGCGTCGATCCGGAGCTTCGGCTCGGTATTCTGGTCGTTCATCGCGGCGAGCAGGAACGCCTTCGGATCTGAGAACGTCAGGATCGTGTTCAGATCGAAGCCAGCCGCTACCGCTGCGGCCGTCATCGCCTTGTCGGCTTCGGTCAGCTGCGGTTTGGCGCGCGGCGCACCCTTTTTGCTTCGCTCGGCGAGGTACGCGACTACATCCTTGTCTTTAACAAGTCGCGATCCGGCAGCCGAGGCGGTCGCCGCGCTGTAGCCTGCTGCGATAGCCGCGTCCTTATTGGACTTTCCGGCCAAAACAGCATCGGCGAAAAGCCGCTTCCTGCTGTTAAAAGCCATTAACAAAAGCTCCAAAAGGGGAAAAATTCTGCGCGTGAGAGAACGGTCGGTTTCCGCTCGATGTAAATGAGAGAGATTCGCATCCCCCTACCCCTTGACCGTCGCCGCGCAGCCTCAGCAACGCCTGTAGCAAGGCGCTGGCGACGCTGTCATCGACCAGCGCGCGTCGCCGCTTCACCTGCTGTCTTGGCGGTGTGGCAGTCGTTACAGAGCAGATTCAGGTTGTCGTCATCGTTGCTGCCACCCTGCTCGAGCGGCACGTCATGGTCGACCTGGTCGCGCCATGGCAACCAGACGCGGCCGCAACGCTGGCACTTGAACTGCTGATCGACTGCGACGCGTTGGCGCGTCTCAACCCATTTGCGCCCACGTATGCGCGGTGTCGCGCCTGCCTTTGCTTCGAGCGTTGCAACGCGGTTTGTATTGGCCGCTTGGATGCGTGGCTTGAGTGTCGACAGCTTCCGGCTCACTCGACGATCACCCGCATCGCGCGCTTGATCTGTGCTTGGAGCTTCACCTGATCCGGCACATTGCCGCTGAGAATGCAGCAGATCGCCAGCACGCTCAGGTATGGCTTGAGCCACCATGCAAACGCCACGCTCAACTTGAACTGCTGCTGTGCCATACGGCGCTCCAATGCAAAAAGCCCGCGAGGCTTTCACCTAGCGGGCTTCGACAACTGTTTTCCCAGCCTTATGCCAGCCGACTCGCAAGGCTGCCAGCCGATTCCTTCTCCGGATGCTTGAGCGACTGTGCCATGAAATCGCCCTGCTTCAGATCCTTCTGATCGAACCATTGGCAGCGCACATCGTGTCCGTTCACAAATGCGACTGTCAACAATGGGCTGCCGCTTTTCAGGACGACGACGTCGCCAGCTTTGATCTCACTCACATACACCTCCGTTTTTGTGGAGATGCAAGAATAATCGAAGTCAACGAAATGAAAAAGCCCGCTCAGCTTTCGCTTTGCAGGCTTCGTTCGCACCAATGGTACGGTATATGAAAACGGAGTTTATGGCGGTGTTTTCCGCCAGTCAAGCGATTTCTGACATCAGCATGCCAGCTTCATCAAGTTGCGCGTACAACGATGACCACGCCGTTTTCTCTACATCCTTCAGGTAGGCGGTGATCGACGATGCGTGACGCTCGGCCGTGCGCGGCGGAATGCCGAGATCATCGGCAATGTCTCGCACCTTCAGCTTCTCACCAAAGAACCGCGCGATCACCGACATGCGGAATCGGCGCAACGTGACGGCACCACCCAGCGCGGCGACGACGAGATCGGAAAGCTGGCTCACGGCGTCCTGATAAAGCGGATTGGCCTTCCAGCCGCTGCAGCATGCGTGGTTGCACGAACACTGCTCGCGCCGCGGTGCACTTCGTGCGACCAACACCAGCATGTGCCAGTAGTCGAGCCGCTGCAGCTCGGCCAGCACCATCCCCGATTGCGCCGCGCCGTCCAGCCCGATCAACCCACGGCCGCTGCCGTGCGCGCCGCGCTGCAGGATCTTCGCCATCGGCGACATTGCGTATTGCTGGTCAGCGTAGTTGCACGCGAAGACGACGGCCTCTTGTGCGCTCTTGAAAATGCCTTCGTGCCTGACCGTTTCCATATTCGTCCTTTGGTGTTCGTTATTCTGTGTGTGCATTCGGCGGCGACACTGTTGCGGCTGCTACATCGCTACCGTGAAGCTGATGCCGTGATACGCCAGCCAGTCGACAAGGCCATAGCGCAGCTCGAGCAATCGCGGGAACGGAAACTCAACCTGCTGACCGGCGCCGGCTATTTTCCCCACCAGCGGGCAGCCATCGAAACTGATCAACGTCACGCTCGCATTGTCATCAACGCGCTGCGCGGCAGTCGCGAGCAGGACGATCGGAACGTCAGTGATATTGATGTATGCGTGTGCGCTCATGCATCGCCCGCTGTCGGCATCTTTTGGTAGTCGACAGTCACGGTGACGATCGCCTCGTATTCGGAACCGTAGTTGCCCATGCGGCTGCTCAGTTGGACACTCACGCTGGTGCCGTCGCCTTCGATCGGCACGCCCGCTGCCGCGCAAACCTGCCCAGCAAGAATCAGCTTGATTTCGTCGGCTTGAAGCACTGCGCGGTGCGTCTGCGTGTTGGTGCGGCCGGTGTGAATCTTGATGTTGCTCATGCCATCTCCCTAACGTCCCATTCCTGATCACCGCTGGCAAGAAACGCCGCCAGCGTCTTTCGATGCGTGAGCACCCACACTTGCACACGAATCGTTCCGTCTTTGTTGAATCCGGCGACCGACACATGAGGCTTAAGCTCATCGGGAATTTCGATGTCCGCCCAGATATACCCACGGCCCACGCCACGGTAATAGTCCGTGCGCTCCGGTCCATACAATCGAGTGGCCGTAAACCACGCACCGTGATACTGCGATGCCCGGTGCCCACGCAAGCTGCGCGTTTTTTTCAACGGCACATTCACGAACAACTGCATTACGCTGCCTCCTGCATTTCCAATCCCATCTTTCTCGCGCGCCGCGACTCCCAGCGCGCAAACCCTGCATCGAATCGAGCGAACTTCTCTTCACGCGGTGCCTGCCCCTGATCAAGCCACTGGTGGCACAACATGCATCCCGGCAACGTCCGCTTGTGATCCGCTTTCAGTCCCATGCCCTTCCCTGCGCTCAGCCGGTTGTCGTGGCACGGGACGACCGTCGGATCTGCCCAATCGCACCGCGCGCACTTCACATTCAGGTAACAGGGCTCGCCGCGGCACGCCGCGAGATACTTCGAACCCTCGGCAACCGTGACGCGCTTTTTTCGTGTCTTGAGCGCCGCCTTGCGCATCAGCGTTTTCGCGTGAAAAGACGTCTTGAATGCTGCCGACGACTCCGGACGCTTGAATCCAGTGCGCGCGAGCGGCGTCTTACGCTGCATTGGTGCTGAGCGCTTCAAGCGGCCTCCGCATCGAGCTGCTCGATCACTGCCGCTTGAGAGATCACCGGCATGTCGCCCGCCAGCCCGACTAGGTGCGACGCCTGAAACACGCGCAAACCAAGATCGCGCGCGAGGTTTTGTTCAATCGACGCGCCGCGCGACTGCGCCCAACCGGCCAGTAACGCAATACCGTCGCAGTCGACGAGTTGTTTGATGTCAGCGCGCATACAGTCGAGCCATGCGACGCCCTGATCGGTGACGATCTCGGCGGGGTTGATGATCTCGAACCCGAGCGCACGCAGGCGCGCAGCCTCAGCATGGAATGCCGGAAAGTTGAATTCCGGATAGCCCGTCATCGGGCCGGCGAGATAGAGTCTCACGCGCACGCCCTCCCGACTGTAACCATCGCGTGCATCGCAGCGAACAGAACATCACGGCGAGTTTCCCGCGTCGCAATCCGCGCCTTCTTCGCGGCGTACTTCGGATTCGGTCGATAGTCCGCCAGGCGCGGGAAAGATTTGCCGGTGAGTTGGAACGACGACCGATACCTCGACTCGCCACCTTGGACGTGCCCGCTTTCCCTCAGCGCTCGCAATTTCTTCTTGACGCTGTCGTACGGATAGCCGGTGCCCTCGATGATGTCGGCGCTGGTCGATCCCGGATTGAGCATCAGAAACTCGCATATGTGGCGCTGTTGCGCGCTCATGCCTCGGTGAGCCATTACTTGATCTCCTTCACCGTGATGCCATGCTTGTCGAGCATCTGCTTGCGTTTCTGGATGTACGTTCGGTTCTTCCGTGTCGCCTCCGACTTGACGTCCTCGACAACCAGCTTTCCGTCACGGATGTACGTGAAGTCGGCGACGTACGTCGATTTGCGCTCCCATGTGCCGTCGTCGCGCTGTTTCCGCTCGGTGAGTACAAACGGCACTTGCAACCGCAGATCGCTGATGAGGCCGGCGGCCTGCTGCTGGATCAGGTGAAACCAGTGCGACCGCTCGAGCTGGCTGTCGAACTTGATGCCGTTGTGCTCGCACTTCGTGTTGCGGTACTTCGAAGGCTTTGCGGGCTTCACGGCGGGCATCGGAGGCGGATCGCGGCGCACCTTGGGCAGCGCGAACGGGTCAAGATCGTCCGGGGCCTCGTCGAGCGCGCTCGATTGGGGCGGGTTGCCGGTCTTTTCGTAGATCCGGCGTTGCGCAGTCGTCATGGTCGGACGGGCGTCATCGCGCACGCGCGCAGTGCCCACCGTTGTCGTGCCGGCCGGGACGACCATCGGCCAGGGTGCTCGCTTACTCATGCGTTACCTTCCTGCTTTGCAATTGCAGCCCGCACGCGCGCCGCGACGGCCGGCATCGGGTCTTCATCGGTGAACGGCACGCCCATTTCGACTGCCATCGCGCGGATGCCGCTCGCGGACTGGTCCCAATTGCCAGCGGCTTTCGTTCCATCGGGGTTCCGCTTGACTGCCATGCGGCCCTTGATGTCGCCAAAGCCTTTGGGGCTGATCAGGTAATCGAAGCCGGCGTGCGGCGGCAGATCGACCTTGTCACGCACGGCGGGGAAATACCGGGCCCACGCATCCGCATCGCCCTTCAGGTGCGCCATGAATGCCCGGATCGCACCGGCCCGCGCCTCGACGAAGACCGCTTCATCCACCGCGCCGATACGCTCCCCGAGTGCCTTGTTGAAGGCTCGGATCACGGCAAGTTCGGCATCGGTGTACGCGGTCTGGATTTCGTCCATCCAGCCGCCTGCGTTCAGCCATGTGCCTGCGTGCGGGATGAATTGCGGGTTCTGCCACTGCTCCGAAGTCTTGGCACGCTCCAGACCTGCCATCAGGTCGTCAAAGAGCTGCTCGTCCGGGTTGCGCTTGGCAAAGGCTTTCTCTGCCGTGGTCTTCGATCTTTTCTTCGGGTATGCCGACCAAAAAATCTCGAAGCGTTCGCGAAGCGAGCGCGAAAGGTTCTCTTTTGGAGTTGTCTTTTGGTCTTTTCTTTTGGGGTTGTCTTTTGTGGTTATTGTTTCGATAACACCATCGTTATCGTTTTGAGAACCCGCAGCGATCGTTTCAATAACAGTGCTGTTATCGTTTCGATAACCCCACACCTTCGCCACGTCCACTTTGGCCTTTCCGGTCCACTGCGCGTACGCCTTATTCACAGCCAGACACGCGGCGTACTTGCCTGGTGTCTTCAGCAAAACGCGCATCTCAACAAGCTCGTCTATCGCCGTCGAGACGTTTGGCGGCAAGACGTTTGTCTTGTCATGGAATTGGGAAAGACTGACTTCGTCCGACTTCTTGTTGTAGCCGTAGGTCTGCCGGCACATGACCAGCATGATTTTGTAGTGGCGCTTGCCAAGGTCGGCCAGCGCAAGTGCCTCCATGATCCCGTGCGCGATCCGCGTGAAACCATCCTCAACCTGGACGGAGCGCGGCTGCTCGGGCATCTGGATGACGTCGGCAAGCGCCATGTCAGTTTGCGCTCGGCAGTCCAATGGTTTCGTTCAGCACGCCGGTCGCCGGGCACTTCTGCGAGCCGCGCACCTTGAGCGCTTCGTTGTCGAGCAGCTCGCGCACACGGCCGCAGACGCTCGACAGGCGCAGGTTCGTACGGTCGGCGATTTCCTGCCGCGTGAGCGTCAGGTGTTCGCTGTAGAACAGGTTTGTGATCATCTGCTTCTGCGTGCAGCGTTTCGTGTCGGTGACCGAGTCATAGCCGGCCAGTTGCGTGTGTGTGGAGCGCATCAGGACACCTTCCGGAGTTGTTCGAGTTGGACCGTTTCACCAGTCGTCGAAAGTGCCGACTCGACGACGCGCAGAGTGCGTTGCTTGATTCGGATGTCGTCGACAAGGCTGCTGTGAAGGCGCGGCAGTTCGCCCGGATCGACGCCGTCGAGCAGATCGGCGGCATCGGCTTCGGTGCGATGGTTGGCGCGCATGATCGTCTGCACGAGCTCGTGCGCATTGAGCTGCGCCTTGGCGTCGTGATGGCGCGCGCGCGCCACGCAATCGATCTGCGCGAGGATTTCGTTCAACAGGTCGACGCGTCGCTCAACCGGCAGCGCCGCGAGAATCGAGTTTTCGAAGTTCGCCGGCATCAGGTTGTTGTCTTTCGACTCGTCGTCGAGCCAGCGCCAGATGCGGTCCGCGTGGTTCTTCTGCGTCGTGTAGACGTCCGCGCTGCGATCGAAAACGATCGCGCCCGACAGATGGCCGCCGATGCGCTCGTGCGCCGCGACGATCTCAGCTGCGGCCGACTCGCGACTCCAGCCTTGCGACTTGCGCCATGCTGCGACGTGGTCGCGGATGATTTGGATTCGGGACTTGTGCGAACTGTCTCGCATGATCTGGCGCTCTTTGTTGGCTACAGTGTCAACGTGCGATAAGGACAACTAATCTGGCACATGCGACACAGGGAGAAAAAAATGAAAACGCTACGGGAATCCTTTGCTGCCGCCGCGCCCGATGGACGCGCGGCAGTTACTTCGCTACTGCTGCTGGTTGCACTGCAACCACTTTCAGCGCATCAAACGACTGCGTCAGAGCTTCGCGAGTCACCTTCAACTCGTCTGGATACCGTAGGCCGCGAACCACAATTGCGCACAGCGCGTCGCGGATCTGCTTCTGTTCGGTTGCCGTAAGCGCCATGCTCTCTATCTCCAACCTTACGCGTGAGGGGGTGAGGATCCCGGCTTTCGCCAGTAGAATTGGGAGTTCTCACACAACCAATCTCTACGGGGATCCCCATGACGACATCACAAGAACGAGATTTCAATTTCCTCGTCGTGCTGGATTACACATCCAGTACAGCGCAGCTTCTGGCCGGGATCTGCGACACTCAGTTCAGATCTGGCGACGTGCTGCATCCCGTGCTTCGGTGCATCGATCTCGATACCACCGGGCATCCTTATCTGCGGGCCACGGTCCTAAGAAAGGAAGATCGCTCGCATCGAGTACTACTGGTCCCTCATCACACCGTTCTCGCAATCTTCGAGCTAGGGACTCAAGAAGACCCGCAAGCCATTGGGTTCCGCGTCGAATAGACATATCAAGCAGCCTCTCTAACAGACGTTGCGCGCAAATACGCCCAATCGACACCAGGCGCGAGATCTTCGCAACGAACGCGGCCCGCGCTCTCACGATCGATGTTGATGCAGAGCGATTCGCCGAGCTGCTGGCCGGCGCTGATCGCCTTGCGCAAGTAGCCAATCGTCGTCCCGCACAGACGAGCAAACTCCTCCTGCCGGTCGGGAGTCATCGAATTGAGGAAGGTACGAAGCTTGTCCATACCGTTATATTACCGAACGGTAATTGCAAGTCAACACCTTTTGGTGATTTACCTTTTGGTAATTGACATGGAAAATCGCTGCATGACGGAAATCGACCAACTGCGCACACAGGCAGCAGAGCGGCGCGCTGCGCGCTTGGATGAGCTCATCCGTACGCGATTCGAACGCCAAGCCGATTTCATCAGCCTCATCAACGGCAACCAGGGCGAAGTGTCCGCGCTCTCCAGCATCCCACCCAAGAAATCGTTCGGCGCACTCAAGGCACGCAACATCGAGCGACAGGCTGGCTTACTCCCTAATTCTCTCGAGGCGGAGCTGGGCGCCCCCTTCTATCAGCACGAAATTGATTCGTCGATAAGCGAGGCCAATGAGGCTGTCATCGAGCCTTCGGACCCTAACAATACAAGTACGATCGATGCGTCTTCATTGACGCCATGCGAGCGGCTCAAGGCCGCGCTCGTTCCACTAGGGGTGTCTGCCGAGATGTTGGCCGGCGTCGCAAAGGTCGGGGTTGACGTGGCCTCGCAATGGCTCGCCGGCGTTGGCCCTGAATTGTCGTTGCTTCAGGCTGTCGAGCTCCAAAATACCTACGGCGTCAATTCGGTGTGGCTGCTTATGGGCAAAGGCGAGCCCGGCGTGGCCGTTCGTTACAACGATGAGTTCCGACCAAGAGACGTCGTCGGCAACAAGTTAATACCGGTGGTGGGGATGGCGCAGCTTGGAGATAACGGGCACTGGTCGGACTTAGAGTACCCGGTGGGGCACGGTAATGGCTATGTGGACTTCCCGTCTCGGGACGGCAATGCCTACGCCCTCAAATGTGAGGGCGATTCGATGAGTCCGCGGATCGAAGCCGGCGAGTTCGTTATTGTCGAGCCCAATACGGTCATCAAGCCAGGCAAAAACGTCATGCTCAGGTCCAAAGATGGCCGCGTCATGGTTAAAAAGTTTTTGTACAAGGCGGCCGGCCGGACATACCTCATTTCCATCAATCGGGCGCATCCAGCGATCTCGTTCGCGGATGATGAAATCGAGAAGATGCATTTCATTCGCGCAATCGTAGACGCCGATTCGTGGGTACCAGACATTCCCCACGGCAGCTAAGGCCCCGTAGCACCCAAAAACAAACCCGCCTCGGCGGGTTTTTTTGCGTCCGTTCAAGAGGGCGGAAAGTGCTATTTTCGGATTAATTACCAAATGGTATTGACACGACAAATTACCGTACGGTAATCTTCTTCTCACGCACTCACCGACCTACCGGGAGACCTTGAGATGAGCACCCTGCACGCACCAGTGCCGCGCTTCACCGAAGCAACGCGGCAAGCCAACGAGATCGACTACTTCGCCGACGGCGGCATGACCGATGCCAAGCTCGAGCAGTACGCGCGCCGCACCACGAAGCGTCCGCTGCTCTGCTTCGCGATGCTCGCTGCTGCGCCGTTCATTGCTGAAGGCCTCTGCCGCTTGATGGGTGCGTGGTAATGCGTGCATTCGCTAAATACGTGGCCGTCACCACTTCCGCCCTCGCAGCAGTCGTTCTGCTCTGCGCAACCGTCCAGCAGTGGGATGAACACGGCGCCAGCACCGCCCTCGCCTGCCAGGCAATTCGCTGCACCTGATCCCGTAAAGGCTCACCGATGAATCTCCTATTTTCATTCTTAGTAGTCCTTCTGGTAGCGAGCGCCGGTTTTGCTGGTGGATTCATCGCTGGAGCCTTTTGGGCCGCGCTCGGAATGATCAAGCATCGTGAATCCACGGGCGATTTCAACAACCACCGCGACGCGAAGCTGCGCGCGGCCAATGATCTCGACTGACCATGAGCCGCTGCCACGTCCGCTGCCGCCATTGCGCTACGCGCCGCTGCCTTCGGCGAAACCCGCGCTTCTACGCTCGCCTGCCGGCCTGCTCAGTGTGTGGCAAGCGCGACTATCGAGTCGATCGCTGGATGAATCGCCGCGACACCGGCAAAACGCGATGCGACTGCGCCGGCTACTGGTTCCCGCACCGCCGCGGCTCGCTTTTCTGCTGGAACCGTGTTGACGGAACGGGTCGTTATCCCGGCGATGCGGATTTCGCCGACCGTAACTACGACGGCCTCGCGGCCTGAGCAAGCAGCAATGGCCTCTATATCCCAGCTTGCCGGCATGCTGCCCCGCGACCCGAAGTTTCGCCAGTGGCTTTCGTTCGCGACGCAGGTCGAGCAGCTGACCGCCGACGAAGCCGCGAAAGTTATCCGCACCGTGTGCCAGATCGACAGCCGCCGAGCCCTTGCTACCGATAAGGCAGCGGCAGAGCGCTTTCACAACCTCTTGCGCCGCCCATTCGCCGAGTGGCGCGCAAAGCAGCACTAACTCACCTTTAATGGAGAAGCAGATGTCCCTCTTTGCATCGCTGCACCCACTCGCGCAACGCACGACGTTGACGCTACTTATCACCGCTGAAGGTGACCAGCTGCGCGTGAATGTCACACCGCGCGCCAACGACGACGCGAAGGGCGAAAAGCCGCTCTATCCGCTTTCGATCCTCGCCACGCCCGACGAACTCGACCGCGATTTCGCCGAAGCGGTTTCGATCTACGAGCCGAGCACGCTCTCGGTGCTCGACCAGGCGCGCGCCGCGAGCGCTGCAAACGGCACGATCGACGCAGGAGCCAAAGCGCTACCCGCCCCCACGACGAAGGGCAAGGGCGGTCGCAAGCGCGCTGCAGAATTGCTGGCGCCGACTGACGCGAGCGACAACGCGGGCAATGATGCCGGCGATGCGCCGCCGACAGACCCACGTCAGACGCAAATTCCCGGCATCGATCCCGACGCCGAGCCCGCCACCGCCGAAACGCCTGCTGTAGCCGCTGAGCAGGATTCCAGCAACGCGCAGCCCGCCGTCGAGGAAGACGGCGTCGACCTGCTTTAAGGGGCGTGCGATGAAAACCGAAACGCTCGCACGCGAATTCCGCTACAACGGCGCCAAGCTCACGGATCCGTCGCCGACATTTTCACTTCAGCAGGTGCGCGACTTCTATGGCAACACCTATCCGGAGATTGTCAACGCCGAGATCGAAGGGCCGGAAGTCGTCGGCAACAAGAACGTTTTCACGTTCCGCCGCGCCGTCGGCACCAAGGGTGCGGGCGACGAAATGTTGACGGTGCGCCAGAAAATCGACGCGGTATTGGAAAGTCGCACGCCAATGCCCGTCGCGATCTCTACGTACCTGCAGCAGGTTGAGCGGTTCGCAACGGCGCACGTGTGCCCGCTGCTTGATGAGGAAGTGAAGTTCGTCGATGCGCTGCATGCGCGCTATGTCGCCGCCGCTCAAACTGCGGAGGCAGCATCGTGACGCTCGACGATCTCCGCGCCGAGCTGGAGCGCGGGCCGCTCATTCCGTCCGGACAAAACCGGATCGATGCTCGGGCCGCCGACGATCAGCTCGCACGCCGCATGCAGGCCCTCGCATCGCGGCGCGTCGCCGGCGTGCGCCTGCAACTGCCAGTTTCCAGCATGCCGGTGCTGCCATGAGTTTCGCGCCCATCGCCATCCCTTCGCTCGCCGACATTCCGGGCATGTACACGATTAGTTCGGGTGAGTCTTTCACCTACCCGCTCGTCAGGTCGCTGCTCGAGTCCGGCGTGATCGAGGCCGAAGATGTCGTGCGCCGCCCGCGATCGGAACTCGCGCTCGCAACGGCCGCGCTCACCCGGCGCTGGAATCGTATTACCGACGGCATGCATCTGTTCGACTGGAATCTGCGCATCGATCAGGCGCTCGACGGGTATTCGTTCGACTCGCTGAAGCGAACGGACCAGTTGTGGGCAATGGTGCAAACCACGCACGGCCCGGTCTCATGCCGACAGGTCTCCGTTGGCGGTGCGATCAACACGCTGGAACAGGTACGCGAGGGGCTGGGCCAGACGTTACTTGCCGCGCTCTATGACGCGTGCCACATGCTGCCGACCGTCTGCACGCCCGCCTACGCCCTCGGCCTCGCCGAATACACCTACTGGTACGGCGAGTCCGACGAGTCTTTCGCTATAGAGGAAGCGATGAGCCTGCACGACTGCCAGTCCCGCGAAGAACTGATTGAGACGTTCGATTTCTTCACGCGAGACAAGTTTTTTCGCGACATGCCGGTGTGGGCGGCATCGCCGAAGCGCGTTCTTTCGCGCGCTCAGGTCAAGCGCGCCGCTGCTCGCGACGAGTTCGCCGCCGAAGTGGTTGCTGCGATGGACACCATCTGGAACATTGTGCGTTTCTACGGGCCGTTCGCGGAGGTTGGAACCGGTGGTGCCGGGCTCGATGCGATCGACCTTGCCCTCGTCGTGCGGTGGACTGAAGACGACGTTGTCGGCCGGGTAGTCGATGATTTCCTGCAATACATCGCCGACGGCGAGTTCCTCGGCGCGGCGTCCGCAACGCCGCTTTCCATCGTCGGCGGCGACATTGCGACATGGCTTAAACAGATGGAAGCAACCGCGCTTCTGGCAAAAGCGGTCGAACACCTTCTCACCCTGCTGGGCCGCGAAGAATACCAGGCAAAAACACTGGTGCGGGTGTTCGCATGAAAACCGTCATGATCGCCCAGGACAACGACGTCGAGCTGCAGCTCGATAGCGCGCTGCTGTTCTACCGCTCGGAAGGCACGCAACACGTCTACGCAACGCAGCACTCCGCACGGGTCGTCGACGGCCGCCCGACATTGCTGCCCGGCGTGCCGATCACGCTTGACCAGTTGGCAGAGATCGCCGAGATCGCCGCCCGCAAAACCAGCTATCGCGGTTTCGTGCATGAGCGAGTCGTCTATTTCGCCCCGAACATGCTCGCCTGGTGGGTTCCCGCCTGCACGCGCCGCGTCTGGTTTAAGTCGGCCGACAAGATCGGCGAGCGTGCCGGCGCTGCCAACCATCCACCGCTGATGTTCATCGTCAACCGCGACAGCTGGTCGGTTTTCGCGCTGCGGGAAAACGAACGGCCGGGCCCGGCGACGAAGCTGTACACCGCGCCTTACTACAACGTTTGGGAAAACGGCGAGATCTGCGAAGGCAACGTCAAAACGCCGGACAGCATCAGTACGGACAGCATCAAGCCTTTCGAAGATGCATTTTTTCGCAGCCGCTTCACCCATTCCAACAACGAACGACTTATCCACAGGCGCGGCGGCGCTGAACGTCTGTGGCTCGATCTGCTCGACGGCGCCGAATTCCCCCTTGACCGCCTGATCGACACGAAGCGAACGCTCGCGGACGTGATCAGCAACATCACAACTCTGGACTAACGCCATGGAAAAACTACTCGCCCTGTTTCAAGACGCTACGCAGGCAGGCCTGCGCGACATCGCAACCGCACTCGACCAGTTTTCGAAAGGTGTTGCCGACGAGATTGCCCGGGCCAAGCCGCGCGCGATCGCCGCGGCCGAAGATGACGAGGCGCTCCCGCTCGACGTCGCGCTGTTCGATAGTGCGCCGACGGTTGCGGTACCGAAGCACGCACAGTTCGCCCCGCTGCTCGAGGTCGGCCACCGCTTTCTGATGACGGCGGAAGGCGTCTTTGTCGAGGTGCGCCGGCCGTGGCTCCATGTAATCCAGCAGCTGGCCAAGCACAACGACGTGGGCCCGAAGCCGCCATATGGCTTGGTCATGCCGAAGATCGAGCTCGCATTCGGCCGGCTAGGAGTCGCCCTGCCGTTTGTGCAGGCATTCGCCGAAGAAGCGCAAAGCGCACT